GCCGACCTATCGCGACTTTGTGACGGCGGCGCTCGAGTCCAGACTTATCGAAATTCCGGCAGAGGTTGACCGCGAAACGCTGAAAGATGCGGACTATTTAACGCCGTCTATGCCGTGGATTGATCCAAAAAAAGAGGCAGACGGATTCGAGCGACTAATCAATATGAAGATCGCCAGCCCGCAGCAGGTCATACGGCGCAGGGGCGACAACCCGACGAACATCCTTGACCAGTCCGAGCAATGGCAGCAAGAGCTAAAAGCAAGAGGGCTGAACGAACCCGAACAAACACAACCCGCTACGGCGGGTTTTTTAATGCCGGAGGAAGATGAAGATGGCAAATAAATCCTGGTATCAGGTAAAGGCGCTCGCCAGCAACGCGGCAGAAATCAGTATCTATGACGAAATAGGTGCGTGGGGAGTTTCGGCAAAGGCGTTTATGGATGATCTAAAGGCGCTTGGCGAAGTGTCAGACATTACGCTGAGACTAAACTCGCCCGGTGGATCAGTGTTTGACGGCATGGCGATCTATAACCAGCTAAAAAGCCACAAGGCGCAGGTGACCGTTTACATAGACGGCCTTGCCGCATCAATGGCGAGCGTAATCGCCATGGCTGGCGATCTGATTGTCATGCCTGAAAACGCGATGATGATGATTCATAACCCGTGGACGATGACGGCGGGAGATGCGGCAGAACTTAGGAAAAATGCCGCCATGCTCGACAAAGTCAAATCAGCCATGCTGGGCGCATATGCCAGCAAAACGGGCAAAACAGAAGAAGAAATCAGCGCATTGATGGACGCTGAAACGTGGTTTACGGGTGCTGAGGCGCTGGCGCATGGGTTCGCTGATGAGGCATATGAAGCGCTTGATATTGCAGCATGCGTCAAAGGCTTTGACCTAAGCCAGTTTCAAAACTCACCAATCAAAACGAGCAACATCCCGTCTGCGGTGGCAGACAACAACAAACCGGAGGGCAGCATGCCTAACAACACAGAAAAAGCCACTTCAGAAGTGGAGAAAATTGAAATTGCTGTGAAAGCAGCGTTAGCGGCAGAGACTGCGCGTAAAAAAGACATCGCAACCGCTTTTGGCGATTATGCCGCGCATCATGGCGAGCTGCTGCGGTCTTGTCTGATGGATGAGTCTGTGACCTTGGCAGATGCGCAAAGCAAACTGATCAAAGCGATGAGTTCCAACACCGCACCTACCGGCTCGCCTTCTGTGCGCGTTGAGGTCGGTAAGTCTGGCTCAGAAAGATTCCGCAATGACGCTGTCGAGGCGTTGCTAGGCAGAGCGGGAATGGGCACTGTAAGCTCATCAAACCCAATGCGCGGCCAGCGATTGGAAGCTATGGCTCGTAAATCCCTTGAATTGTCCGGCGGAAACTTCAACGGCTTGGCGCCCATGCAAGTTGTTGGGGCGGCTTTCACTCAAACATCCAGTGATTTCCCTGTGCTGTTGGAAACTGCAATGCACAAGGTTTTGCAAAACGCCTACTCGACTCAGATGGATACCTGGTCGCGCTTTTGCGCTACCGGATCGGTGAGCGATTTCCGCGCACATAACCGCTACCGAGTAGGCAGCTTCGGCAATCTTGATGCGGTGAGCGAGGGTGGCGAGTTTATAAATAAGGTTATCCCTGACGGCGAAAAAGCGTCAATCACTGCGGGCACCAAGGGCAACATTATCAACCTGACCAGAACCGCCATCATTAACGACGATCTGGGCGCGTTTGTGAATCTTGCGGCGTCATTTGGTCGTGCCGCTCGCCGCACGATTGAAGCAGATGTTTATGCTTTGCTGGCCGAAAACTCCGGTCTCGGGCCAACAATGTCTGACGGCTTTACGCTGTTCCATGCCAATCATGGAAACATTGGAACAGGCGCGGCATTGTCTGTGGCGTCAATCGAAGCTGATCGAGTAAAAATGGCATCTCAAACCGATGTCAGTGGTAATGATTACCTCGATTTGCGCCCAGAGGCATTGCTTGTGCCGTTATCACTTGGCGGCACTGCTCGCGTAATCAACGATGCGCAGTATGACCCTGATACAGCCAACAAGCTGCAACGTCCAAACATGGTGCGCGGCCTGTTCAGCGACATTATCGACTCGCCACGACTGAGCGGCACACGTAGTTACATGTTCGCCAGCCCGCTGCTTGCGCCAACCATTGAGGTTGCGTTCCTTAATGGCGATCAGGCCCCATTCCTTGATACTGAAAACGGATTCACGGTTGACGGCGTTCGTTGGAAAGTCCGCCTGGACTACGGCGTTGCCGCAATCGACTACCGTGGCGCGGTAACTAACGCTGGCGCGTAATCAAATCAATTCGGGGCGGTAAAACGCCCCACATAAATCAAATTTTGAGGGTTTAGAAATGGCTACAAATTATGTTTATGAAGGCAAAACGCTCAACTACACAAACACCGGGGCGGCAATCGCATCCGGCGCAGTTGTGGTTGTCGGAAATATTATTGGCATTGCACAGGGCGACATTGCCGCGACGTCCGGCACCGGAGTGCTCGCAATCGAAGAGGTATGGACTGTACCTAAAGTCAGCGGCGCGGTCATCGCCGCTGGCGAAAAGGTTTTATGGGACGTATCAGCGGGCGCGTTTGACGACAGCCTGGCGACCCCGGCCACCGGTGACGTGTCGAATTGCTGCGTTGCAATGGAGGCGGCAGGAAATGGTGTAACAACCATCGAAGTAAAAATCAACGTTGGCGTTGGCACTGTCGCGTAACCCATCGCGGTGTAACAGCCGCGATATAGCCAAAAACTAACAGGCACGGCCATTGCATACACTAGATATGGTGGATTAGCAAAAACCGTGCCGCACTATTCTCATAGGTTTTAACTATATGTCCAGCTTTGACGACATCATGCGCGGCGCTGACGATGTGTTGTTTGGCACGTTTGGCGACAAGGCAATTGTCAACGGCATTGTTGCTGATGCAATAATTAGCCGCGATGTTGAGCAGTTTGGCGCGTATGACACGACCGGGCCAGCGCGACGGCATGAGGCAACATTTAGAGTTTGTCAGGTGCCATCTCCAAAGCGCGGTCAAATTGTCAACACTGACAATGGTGATTACGTTATCGACGGCATTATCTCGAATGATGGTATGGTCATCAGGGTGCATCTAAATGAGAGTTGAGCTGAATGAATCGCAAATGGGTGAGTTGCGCCTGCTCATTGCAAATGTCGGAGCCGAATCAAACAAGTTGCTGGCTCGGTCGCTAAACAAAACCGCAGCAAAAGCAAAAACACTTGCATCAGTAAAAATCAGGCAGCAGGTCAACCTGAAGGCGGCTTATGTCAAATCGAAATTGACAGTACATAAGGCAACATACGGCAATCTGAGCGCGCGATTAAGCGCAGAAAAACGCGGCGTTTTGATGACGCATTACCCGTACACACTACTGCGTCGCGGTGGCGCAACAGTCAAGATCAAGACTACCGGCTCGCGCAAAGAGCTGCCTGGCGCATTTCTTGTCAATCTAAGGGCTGGCGATAGAGTCGTTCAGGCGCTGGCGTGGCGCGATCCGCGCGGCGGCGTTTACAGAACCGGAAACGCAAAGATTGTCGTCCCATACTCGCCATCTGTCTCGCAGGTGTTTAACACTGTTCGCGATGACATCAACGAGGAACTGAGTGAGTATCTGTTAACCGTTGCAGAGGCAGAATTGGACGCTATTTTGAGGGGCTACTAATGCCGGACACTATCCGAGAGCAAATTATCGACGCATTTTGCACCAAGGTCGGTGCTGAAAGGTGCGTAAAGCTCGACGGGTCAAGTGACCTGCCTGCAAAAAGCGTCTGGGATCGAAGTGAGGAAATAACAAAAACACAATACGGCGCTGTCACAGCAACAATGCCGCTGCCGGTTGAGAGTTTGGCGCTTGTTGATCTTGTCACATACTCAACATTGAGCCATCAAGCAAACGCGATGCTGGGCGCGGTAATACAGGCGGCAACTGCTGGCGACAACACACTCGGCGGGATGTGTCAGCGCATTGAGTACACAACATCAGAGATTATCTATCCTGAGTCTGGGGCTCAGGAAATCGAGATCTATGCAGTTTTCACAGTTACATATCAGTACCGGGTCGGCGATCCGTTCACAGCTGCCTAATTTGGCAAAAAACACCAATCGGAGAACATAATCATGTCTAGTGCAGAAAATGCAAAATTACAGTATGAGGGCGGCCAGAGTTCAACAGCAATGTCCGCGCTTACTGATTCAGGCGACCACACCACTTACAGCTCGGCTGCAACGCTGTTTTCACGACGATCCGGATTCGAGCCGGTTGTTCGTCCAGATGGATTAATCACCGGCGGCGCTGTCATTCCGGCGGTGTCCGAAACTAACAATCTTGTGGACGTGGCGGCATTAACTGCCTATGTTAGCGGCGTACTGCAAACCGTTGCAGCTGACACCGATGTTGCTGCAACTCGCGGATCATCAACCAACACACACTGCATCACATCAATCACCGTTACCAGTGGTGGCGCAATTGCCGCAGTTGCAGGCACGGCATCAACTGCATTCAGCGAGACGCGAGCAGCCGCAGGTGGTCCGCCTTTGATCCCGGCAACCTCGGTAGAGATTGCGCAGATCAGGCTGACATCAATCACCGCTGCGACAGTAACTGCCTCAGAAATTTATCAGGTAATCGGGTTGCATCAAGAGCGTTATGATTTTCCGCTTTACGAAATCAACTACCTGTCCGGCACGGTCACATTTAATGACGCTTTGCCAACGATCCACACCGGCACCGTATCCAAAAAAGTCTATGCGAGCTACGCATCGCCTATTTTCGCGGACGTGCCGAAGGCGGTTGATTTTGTCGCGCCCGAAACATCGCACTCGGTGAGCTCAACGCAGATTTACGGCACCACACTGGGCAGTTCATCCAGCTCGCTGGGGCAGGGCAGTTTTACTGCATACCTTGAAAACGGTATCACGGATGCCTTGGTGACGCTGAAAAATGAAAACCTGTTTTTCAAGTTTTTCCCTGATCGTTATAAAGGCGATTACATTTTGTGTCAGGGAAAGCTGGGCATCAGTCGGACATTCCCGGCGGGCGATGAGATTCAGGCGTCTTGCACAATCTCTGCGAGTTCAGCAGGCACTGAGGTGGCGGCATAATGTTTGATCTGGATAAATTCCGGCAGACGACATTCAAAGCGCGCGAGGCTCGATTGAGTCTCGCAGCTCTGGACGAGGCGGGTCTTGGCGGTGAAATAGTTGTCAGAGGATTAACGGCTCACGAGCTGGCGCAAGCGGACGAGGCAAGCGCAAAAGGTAAATTGCTGTCCGATCTGGTCGAGCGATTAGCGGATGCCAGCGGCAAGCAAAAAGCGGCGGCATTGCTTGAGGGTGTCGGCATATCCGGTGACGTCCCGCACATGCTCGCAAAACGGTATGAGCATGTCGTCCGGGGCGTTGTCTCGCCGAAGCTCGATCTGTCAGATGCTGTCAAACTCGGCGACGTTTTCCCTGTCGAATTTACGCAGGTGGCAAACAAAATATTAGAGCTGACCGGGCAGGGTAAGCAAGCCGAAGTAAAGCCTGTGCCCTCTGGAAATTAGACAGCGTTCAGGCAAGCCTTGCGCTGGCCGATGTGCGCGGGGCGTTTCTGTTTCAGATTCGCCCTGATGTTATTCCGGAGGGCTATTTGACAGAGACAGAGATCAATTTGTGGTCAAAATACTATGCGCGCAAATCAAAGAGCAAAAAATAAATGGCTGACAGAGATAGCACTATTGATATTATATTCGGAGGGATTGATAACACCGGATCGGCTATACGCTCTGTTGGCGCGGGGCTGTCGGCGCTAGAGTCATCCGTTGGATCTGTAACAGCTCCCCTTGCAGACATCACCGATAGTATTTTACAGCTCGATGCTGTACTGGCGACAGCGGCGGCAGGTCTGACAGCCTACGCCATAAAGGTTTCAAACGATTTCGGTACTGCATTTGCTGAGATTTCGACGCTGATTGACGTCCCGGCAGAAAATCTTGGTGAATTTAAAGTCGCCATCCAAAGTTATGCGGAAAGCTCCACCAAATCGTTTGCAGATATTACGGCAGCAACTTATAACGCGATTTCCGCAGGTGTTGACTATAAAGACTCGCTCAGTATTCTGGCGGCGGCGGAAACGCTATCCATCGCCGGACGGGCTGATCTGGGGTCAACAACTAACGCCCTGGTGTCAGTGATGAATGCGTTTGGCGCGGAAATGTCTGAGGCAGGATCATATACTGACATATTTTTTACGACAGTGAAGAAAGGTCAAACGACCATCCCAGAGCTGGCCAGCTCAATATCTGCCGTTGCACCGCTCGCATCTGCCGCCGGGGTGTCGTTTGAGGAGTTGTCAGCAGCGATTGCGACAATAACAGCGGAGACCGGAACCGGCACAGCAGAGACAATGACGGCGCTAAAAGCCGCAATATCAAACATCATCAAGCCGTCCAGTCAAGCGGCAGAAACTGCTGAGGCGCTCGGCATACAGTTTGACGCCGCTGCACTAAAATCCAAAGGCTTTGCCGGTATTCTGGATGATGTTGCACGGGCGACGGGCGGCGATACCGAGGTAATGGCGCAATTTTTTGGCAGCGTGGAGGCGCTAAACGCTGTGCTGCCACTGACCGGCAAGGCTGCTGGCGCGTTTGCGTCAAATCTCGAAGCTATCAATACAGGATCAGGATCAGCAGCAAAGGCGGCGGCGCTATTGCGCGACGATCTCGGATTACTGACGCAGACACTGCAAAATTCAGTAACGTCAGCATTTATTGCGTTTGGCGACAATTTGACGGACGAAACTTACGGTATAGTCAGGTCTTTGACGGGCATTTTTAATTCCATCGGCAATGAAATCAGTCTGGATGACGGCACGTTTGCGCCGATAATTTCACAGCTCGAAGGCGTTTTTAAAAGCATCCAAGGCAAGTTTGAAAAAATCGCGGAAAATTTCCCGGAAGCGCTTAAAAGCCTGAAATTTGATGAGCTTATTGGTGCTTTTGACGACCTTGGCGGCTCGCTTAGCGGCTTGTTTACAGCTCTTTTCGGCGACATTGATATTACAACCGTCGAGGGTCTGAGCTCTGCACTACAGACAATGGTCGATGCGTTTACCTCGCTGGTCAGCGTAACGTCAGGCATTTTTGACGGACTAAAGCCGCTGTTTGAACTGATTGGCGGCGGTGTCGAGAAATTTCAAAACCTGACCGAAGAGCAAAAAAAATCCATCGGAGAGATGCTTGGTCTGGCAAAAGCGATTGATACCGTATTGCCTGCAATTGGTGCGCTCGGCTCCGGTTTAGAGTCGCTTGGAAACGGAATGATTGCGCTGGCTGGCGCCAGAGGCATTCCGGCACTGATTGGTCAGCTCGGGGATCTTGGCGCAATCGCGTCATCGGCAGGCAAGGCCGGACTTATAGGAGCCGCGCTATTCGGTGCCGCTGCCACTGGCGCGCTCATCGGCGAGGGCATTAATCAGATTTATGAGGCGCTATCCGGTAGCTCTATTGGATCTGATTTGTATGATCTGTTCAACGGCGACCAGTTTATTGAGCAGCAGGGGCGTATCGCCGCATCCACTGCGGAATCCGTCAAATACACCGCCGAAGCGCGCGAAATTCAGGACAGCTATAACAAAATAATTGCGCAAGGCAGCGCTGTGCGAAAGCTGGACATTGACGCGCTTAACGCTCACGCGGCAGAGCTGGTCAAAAACCAGAACGAAACAAAGAAAGCGCTCGGAATACAAAACGAAAGCAATGAAGCGCTGAAGTATAACTCAGGCACACTCGCAGCACTCAATGGTGTCATTGCAGATGGCAGCGATGCCGTAGCGAAGGCGGCAGAATTTACCAAAGACCTGGCCGCAAACAACGAGTCGCTGACAGTTTCGTTCGATGAGTCGGGCAAAAAAATAAACTCGTGGTCTGGCACTGTAATCACTAGCGGCAAGGCGCTGACCGAGCAAGGCAAAAAGTTTGAAGAAGTCACGCAGAAAAGCGACGAATATCACCTCAAGCTTTTGGAAATCGCATCTGATGAGCGCATAGCGAACATAGAAGCCAGCGTATCGCTAAACATCGCGGAGCTTGAATCACAGACCGAAGTCGCTAAAAGCCTGATTGAATCAATATCGACAACGATCACGAGCACGGGCGATTTAATCGGATCACTGTTCGGCGATTACAATGATGCGACCGGGTTAAAAAAGCACGACATCGCAAGTCAGATCGATAAGGAAAACAAGGCTCGGGAGGGTGCGTTTGATCTGCAAAAGAAGCTGACAAACGCACAGATAAACCTGATAAATGAGCGCACAGCGGCAATCAAAAACGGATCGGCAGCAATGAAAATAGAGCTGGATAAATCAATCTCGCCAGCGCTTGAGCTTGTCATGCGCGAGATTTTGGAGCGCACAAAGATTTGGGCTTCGGAGTCTGGCGACAACTTTTTACTGGGTATATAAAATGATCGCGTCAATTTGCACATCGCTATTCAGTGCTGATGGTCAGTATGTCATCGAGCTTGCTGATAAATCGGATACCGATAATCTGAGTCGTCGTGTAAATCGCACGGCAACACTCGACGGCGGAGCGGTAACGGTCGATCTTGGGTACTCTGATTCAGATCGTCGGTTTGCGCTGACAACGCAAGACGCGGCCACAGCAATCGCCATCCGGGAAAAGGCAAAAACCCACAGCAAATTTACGCTGTCTGTAAAATCAGGCGCGTTTCTGTGCTCGTTTGATCGCGTCACCTTTGCCTCTGGCGAGGCAACACTTTACATGATGGCGGTGTGAAATGGCGTGGATTGACGTAACCGGCCCGGCGTTTTGGGTAATGCATGCAAGTTATCAAAACGGATCATGGTCAGGTAACGACTTGATCTGGGATGGATCAGGCTATTTTGTGCTTCTCGTAACCGGCACCTGGGCGCATCAACTGCGACCGAAAAATGTAAGAATCTCGTACACTGCTTCACACACAGACTCGCCAGTCTCAACAAACTGGCAGGTTGTCGACAATTTTACGTTCGTCGGAAAAACATTAAACGGATTTACAGCGGGGGCAAACGCAGAAACGATTCCGTGCGATCTCGGCTGGTATCAAGATTTTGAAAAAATTATTATCCCGGCGGCGGGAGCTGGTCACAGCCTTACTATCACTAAAATAGAGTATGAAGAGGCTGATCCATCAATATATGATTATATTGATGTTTTCACGTTTTCTGACACGGCAACAGTCGATTATAACCGCACAGACCCTGGTCATGATTACAACACATCCTCAGTTACGCAAACACTGGATTTTAGAGCAGATCCATACAATATATGGCCTGATCACGACAATCAGCCAAATCATTTGAGAATGATAGTAAATTTATCGACTGATGACCCGGTTGATCGAAAATTCAAATTAACGTATAGCGGAACGCCCTCTGAGATCGTTGTTTTTGAACAGACCCGCACTCTGGTGCAAGGCGACAATGTTTTAGAGTTTGATTTTGATCAACCTCCGCCAAGCAAGATATTCAATCGGCTCTACATGATTGCTGCTGATAACGCTACCGCGTTGAATGTTTGCACAATTTTAACGTGCACGTTTTCTTATGTCACACCCGCTGCAGTCGAGATACCCGCTTATGTTGAGCGCTATCAATTTAAAATGACAGGCACGCCCGATCTGATTTTACCTATGTCGTCATTTAGTGCGCGATTGATTAGCGGCACAGACTCCTATTTACAGGTGGTCCTGCCAGGCGCGACAGAGTACATAGATGAGATTGAGGCGCGCAGCGCTGAGGATCTGGTCGTGACATGGCAGCAAGTCAATCCGGTAACCGGTGCGGTTGTCAGTGACTACGAAATTGTAACCGTCAATTTTGAAAACCTATCCGTTGCAAAAGGCGCAAATAGTCAGTCATTGACGCTGACCGGGCATAAACAGAAAACATATAACACGCCAAAAGCGGTGCCGCTCACCGGCAAATACATAGAGAATGGAGACTCAGACACGTTCGCCTTTCTCCCAAATGTTTATCCAAAGGATACTTTTGGCGCTCTGACAATCGCAACGCTAACGATTAACGTCAACACGCAATCATCAATCATGACCGTGACCTATGAGTAAAGCGACAATAACAGCGGAGACCGGCGCGGGCAGGTATACCGTTAGACTTGAGTACGACAAAGCCGCGTCTCTGGCGCGCATTGCACAAATCACCGCGCTAATTGCAAGCTTAGATATATCAATTGCCGCGCAGGAGATTGTGTTAACTGAACTGAAATCAGATCTATCGTTGGCGTCAACACTGCTAACTAACGCCATCTCTGCTGGCAATCCGGCAATGATTGCTGAAGCCGAGCCCGCCTATTACAAGTCCGTGCGCGCTGCTGAGATGGCGCAAGCGCAAATCTATCGTGACAAATCTCGCCGGTTTTCGCTCGCACATGAAAAAACGTTTATTGAGTCGCGCACACCAGATCAATCCGGGGCGATTACCGCAACAGCGTGGTGCGGCGATTATACTGAGGGATTGACTGGCGAGGTCGGACTGATCGAAGTTGACAATAGCGTGGACGATTTTAAAATCATTCAGCCGGGTTACAGCCTGACCGTGCCGCCATCCGCTTATGACGCTGTGCGCGATGGCGCGCAAACTCCGGGTGTATCGACGTACTCAGGGTCGGCGCTATACCGAAATGCAGCTTTGCTCGACGCATGGGAGCTATTCACTCCGCTTTACCGATCGGCGGTCATAACTGCCATTGCTGGCGATACGTGCAGCATCACAATAGACGCACAGCAAACGCGTTATCTAAAGCTCGATGCAAACAGAGAAATTGGCGGCACGCTAACCGGCGTCACGATCGACTATATGGACTGTCACGGGGGCGCATTTAACATTGGCGACCGCGTGCTTGTCGCGTTTGTCAATCAGAGCGTGACAGCGCCTCGTGTCATCGGTTTTGTTGACAATCCGGTTCCGTGCCAGATTCACGGAGTGTATGCGCGAGGCGCGTACACAAACAACGTGCTCAGGTATCACGCAGCATCTGGCACATGGGCATCACGCATCAATAACACGTCTATACCGAGCTACCGCGATTGGAAAGGCAAATATGTCTCCGGCAATCCAACAGCGTACCTAGCATGGAATCATGGCTTTGCGTATATACATCAATACGGTGCGGTGGTCGCTCCCACGCCGCAAAAAATACAGGGCGCGGCGATGGCGTCGTACGGCGGCGCAGATTATTACATTGTCGTCTGCAAAAATCACGCAACCGCCAGTCTGTCAACGGGCGATGATTTCTGGAGACGTCCGGTTGGCGGCGGCTCATGGACGCTGATCGGATCAGTACCACATAGCGTTTACGGTCTGGCAGCGACGTATGA